GGCAATACCCCCCTTTGATACTAGCAACTATTTACCAATGAGTGGTCAATCTGTGTGTTCAAGTATAACACATTATGCAGGTTACTGCGGCGCGACTGGCAATGGTACAATAAATCTGAGGATTAACATCGTCAAGCTACTGGCGTTGTGTGTCCTCATCGTAATAAGCGGTTTATGTGGTCTCTTGCTTTACTGTTATTGCCGTTTCAGAAAAGCAGTTAAATCACAGCGTTCAGCGCATCCACTCCCCCGTGTTTTTCTCAATGACCCTGAGGAAGACGACGATGGAGTTGTTGAAACCCCGCCTATCACTGGTTGTGATTTTGGCATGGCGGCTCGGCAAATGGTGGACGTTGATTGGGACATATCCACACTCTTTGTGCAGAGCAGCCCGCCAGAGATGGTGTCGGTGGCAACACAGCACGAACCCCTGCCTAGCAAGGTGAAACTTGACACTGAGTATGGTGGTCGAGTAGCTAGGCGCGTGGGTAGCGAGGTTCGTGTGGCGATGGGTTTTCCTAAGTATACTGTGGAAAACCGAATCATCGCTGCCTCTAGGGTGGCTAAAGTTGTTGAAAATAATCCGATCTGGATGCAGAGCCTTCGGTCTTGTGACCGCACCAACTTAGTCATTGCGGCGACCAACCTAGTCTTTATACCAACCCAGTATGAACGTCACTGGATTAAGACGCAGGCGCATGCCAAGGTGCATTACTTGCGTGATAGTCTGGAGGCAAAGTACTGGTCGATTTGGTGGATCGCCGGTGTGGTACCGTGGCCTTATCAGGCCACTGGGTACCCAAAAAATTGAGCACCATAAGGGTTCTTCAGCCGCGTCGGTGCACGACTGACGTGGTGCAAAGGGGAGGTGTGGTAACTCTCCCCTTATGGTGTGCGTGCGTGGCAGCGAGTGGTCGTGAGGGGAAATGCCTGACATGGGAGACAACACAAGGTAATGGTGCGGTCTACTATGCCAGGGCTGGCGGGTCGTATTTGGGGGATGCAGCTAGTGCGCGAGGATACTACAATCCAGATTTGGTTTGCCAAAATCTTCGCATACCTTTACTAACTAGTGTCCCTGGGGGCAAGTTTGCACGTCGCACTTATCGTGCCATCCCTAGCCTGGCAAGCGTGGGAATCAACTATGACGCGTATGATGATGACGAGGGTACAGTCGCCACATCTTTGGCTGAACGTGTGTTTTATCACAAGTATGCCTTACGGGTTGAGCGTGCAGGCAAACGCGTAGCGACTATAGCGCGCTACCGTCCCATTGAGCCTCCAAATAAGCCACAGGTCATGTGCGTGTTGCAGCGGTACTTCCAGAGCATTGTGCGTTCCGTCGGGGTGAGCGCCAAGATAACACTAGAACAATTTCTAGCGTATTATCACGGCCGGCGCCTGTCGTTATACCGCAAAGCTGCTGAGGTAGTACGTTGCAACGCTTTCCGAGACGTGTGGGCAGTTTGTCTCTCTTTTGATAAGTGGGAGAAACTGCTAAGGAAGGAGACGCGTGTAGTCCCACGCGTAATCCATCCACGGAAACCAATGTATAATGTCGTGTTAGGACAATACATTAGGCACCTCGAGCATCACTACTATCATGCCATACAGCTGGCCTACAGCTCAGGTGGTTACCCAACACCTGTAGTTATGAAGGGCTTCAACTGTTATCAACAAGGTGCGGCATTCGCTGCGGCCTGGCAAGATTTGGGTGGTGATGGCGCTGTAGTTGCCATAGGCGGCGACGCCAAAAGGTATGATCAGCATATTACTGAACCCCTGTTAAGTTTTGAACATAAGATTTACAGGGCAGCATACCCAGGTGATACACTCCTTAAACATGTACTAAAGCAGCAATTGAGTCTAAAAGCTGTTTGCTCTACTAAGGAATCACGTCTCCGCTATGCGAGTGACCCCATAAGGTGCAGTGGCGATATGAACACTGCACTGGGTAACTGTCTACTCATGTGTGGCTTTTGGTATGCCTTCTTTGAAAAATCTGGGATACCTCTGTGCGATGTTCGTCTTTTCGACAATGGAGATGACAGTTTGGTGATGGTTAAGCGTGAGTGGTTGAGTAGAATAGTCAACGATGTACCAGACTTCTTTATGGAAATTTTTGGTATAGAGTTTGCATTGGAATCACCAGTTGAGGTTTTGGAGGAAGTCGAATTCTGCCAGACGCATCCTGTGTATGATGGGAAGCGATGGCGGATGGTGCGTAACTTCCCTGCCTCATTATCTAAAGATTCCACTGTGACACACCGTGTGGCTCATACATCGCTACCAGCGTACCTACACACCCTTGGGGAGTGCGGTCTAGCACTCACATCTGGCATACCTGTTTTGCAGGAATACTACAGTTGCATGATGAGAGCCTGTGGATATGGGCTCTCGTGGAATCCATTAGAGGGTAGTGGCATGGCCATGTTAGCACGTGGCCTACCAGCTACATATTCTAATGTTGATCCCTTGTGTCGGGTGTCATTCTATCGCGCGTTTGGGATAAATCCTGATCACCAGCGCGCTATGGAGCGTCGGTTTCTCGAGACCGATGCAAAGACACTCGTGGTAGAGCCGTCCACAGCTTAGACCACATTTGGTTCACTACTTTACTGCCCAAAACGCTTGCGTGCTAAACAAAATGCCTAGAGACTGCACGGGTAGTCCGTTGGATGTAGTGGATGTACAGTCCCGTTTAATAATAGCGGAATCAAATACATATTATTTGAAAATGGTTCGTAACCAAACGAGGAAGAAGAAGTCAGGAGGAAGTGTGGCGAGGCGGGCAAGGCCCCCCCCGCCACCCGTGCGCGTTGTTCAACCGGCAGTAGAGCCCAAGGCTTCCTTGGGGCGGTCCCTACTTGTGGCAGGTGGTTCAGCGCTAGGGGGGCTATTAGGCGGAGGTACTGGATCAAAGATCGGTAGCTTTCTTGCTAATGGTGCTGCTTCGATTTTGGGAATGGGGGCGTACGAAGTCAGGCGCAATAGCTTGGTGTCTGGCAACGTTCCTACTATGCATCGCTCTGAGACTGGTGCGCGTATCTGTCACCGTGAGTTTATTTGTGACGTGGTTAGCAGTGGGTCTGCCAATGGTTTTCGTGACACGGTTTTCGGTGTCAACCCAGGCAATGCCCTACTATTTCCATGGCTAAATACAATTGCTCACGCATATCAGGAATATCGCGTGCACGGCATGATCTTTATGTTCAAGAGTAATAGTGCTGATGCCCTCAATAGCACCAATGTCAATTTAGGTAGTGTTATGCTTACGGCAAGGTATAACGCTAGCGACGTCGCTTTGTTCACTAGCAAGCTAGATGCTTTGAACGAGGAGTTCAGCATTAGTGGCAAGCCAAGTAGCGACATTATAGCGCCGATTGAGTGTGACCCGAAACAAACACCCATTGAGTATCTCTTTGTTAGGCGCAATGCTGTGCCAGCCGGTGATGATCCCAAGTTGTATGATTTATGCAACCTGCATCTCTCTGTTAATGGCATACAGGGCGCCAACATAACTCTGGGTGAGTTGTGGTGTAGTTATGACATTGAGTTGTTGAAACCCACCACAAAGTACGAGTACGGAGACTCTGTGACCATGGTTTATGGTCCATCAACACCCGGAAAATCATTTTTCTTTGGCGAGTTGACTACATACCACATCAACGGGCTTAATGTGGCTGTAGGGGGCACCTTACTCGACACTCTCACTTTTCCAGCGGCAAGCAATCAGCAGTATGAGATTATATTTACTGGCGTGGCAACACTAGTGGATGTGGGATTAAGTTCCTGGTCACAGTTTGTCGTTAACCCGAGCAACATGACCTCATTTGCTGCTCCTGTCCAACCTGATACTGGGGATACTATGCAGACAGTTGCCACCGTGCGCTGGTACTACGCACTCACGAATCCGGCCATCGGGGGATCCATCACCATCTCTGCGGGGCCATCGTGGCAATTCTCTGCGAGTTATCTCACTGTCATTGCCTATCCTAAGGGCACGTTCTAGACCACAGCAGTAGCAGCTGTGTTGAGAAAAATCCAAAAACAGCATAAAATTTTGTACATACCAATATAAATAAGTAGGTAGGTATGCGTGTTACTAACACTAACGGGCTGCGCATACGAGGTAAACTCCTCATTATTGGGTCCACAC